GAAGTTGCCCAGTTACCAGTTCTTTGATTATTGTCTGGAGTCTTCTCAATAATATAAGGACCTTTGAGTAATATCTCTTCTACAATATCAATATAAGACTTAAGAGACTGCTCAACGTCAGCACACTGTGCTGCAAAAGATCCATTTGGATCGGGTAGTACAGTTGTATCAGTAAATGGTACAAATATAGTATGTTGACCTGTAGGTAGGTTCTGTCTCATAGCGAGAACCATGAGATCAGTTGCATACTTATATGCTGCAATACTTTCTGCCTTTTCAGATGAGATGTATGCTAGTTGACTCTTCTTAAAGTAAAACTCAGCAAAATCTACAACCTTAAAGTTTCCACCATATCTTAGATGATATACGAATGCATCAACTAAGATACCAGTGTCTCTAACACACTTATCTTCATCAGGAATAGAAAGATTAGGATAAGTTTGTTTTGTCCACCCAATAGTTTCTTCTGTAATATAAGATCTATTCTTCTCAATCAAACGTGCAGCATCCATATAGGTACCGTTATTGATTCTACTGAATGAGAATGTTACCTGATTAATGTTATTAACAGTATTGTAGATTGTAACAGTAGATCCAACACCAACATTTAATGTACCAGTATTGGTAACTTGAGTTGGACCATAGTTAGTTTGACCTGTAGTGGTGACTACAGTACTAATAGTTTGTCCACTGTAATTAGAGTTTGCTGACCTACTGACTCTAACTTGATTACCAGATAAAATTTCTGTAATAATTGTTGGTTGATCAAACTGACCACCACTAGAAACATTCATTCCTATACAGATACCTAACATAGAAGGTAATGTAATAACATCTGATCCAGGTGTTACTGTGCAATTTTGTAATGAGATGTCCCAATTACGCATTGCTGCAACACATAGATTCATTGTATACTTGTAAGTTGCTAGACTCTCTGTTAGTTGTGCATTGATATATGCTAGAGCACCATTATTATAATAAGACTCTGCTGCCTCTACAGTTTTTTGGTTTCCACCGTATCTCAAATCATGCTCAAATGAGTCTACAATGAGACCAATGTCTCTAACACACTTAGTTTCTAAAGTATTCCATGATACTGATGGGTAAGTTGCTTTTGCATATCCAATTGCTTCTTCTTGAATGAATGCTCTATTAAATCTTAGTTGATTAGCAGCATCAATCCAAGTTCCTTCTTTCTGGAAGATCTGACGTACCTTCTTTAGATATTGTCCATTCTTAGCAGCGTCTTTATATTCAAATTGTCTACCAATAAATTTTTGAGCAGGAATAGTTGCATTGTTTTCAGTGCGTGGACCAAGTGGTGCTTTAGCAAAACGAAGTGTATCACCTGATATAGTGTATGCAACTTCAGGTTCCTGAAGAACACCATCTAAGGTAATAGTCAACGCCATTGCATTATAAGGAGAAACTGATTGACCAGTCTTCTTATCTTTGATTACAAAGTCTCTAGTTCCTCGTTGTAATCCCATAAAATCAAAGATACCATCAAATGCTGGTTCTAATATAATTTCTTTAGCAGTTAGTCCCCTTGCATCGAATGCTTGTTCAACAACAGAACCAGCACCACGAAGAATATTAATGTCTTTGTTAAGATTGATAGTATTAACTATCTGTCTAGTAGTATTAGTAACACTTGTATTGTTCTCATTTTCATTCCATAGATTAAGTTGTGATACTTGACCAGTGTTAGTATTATCATTAATACGAACAGATGCACTTATATCAAGATTCAATTCACCAAACATCTTAAATCCTGCTGGGTGAACAGAATCTTTAATTAGATCTCTCCAATTATTAATACCAGTTGTAGATTCAATAACATATGAATAGTCTTGATAGAAATTATTATCTGCAACTTTATGAGTCTTAACACCAACCTTACCTTTATCAGAACCAAACTTACCTAAGTTATCGAAATATGAACGTGTGTCAACTGTGAATTCTGTTTCAAGTATGTCGTCGATGGCACCTATACTACCACTAGAAACACCAGTGATAGCAGCGCCTTTGACGAATTCACCTGTTAAAATTTTGACCTTGAGAACGTTTGAACCTTTTCTCCACCCTTTGTTAGAAACAATACCTGTTGTAGATCCTTGTGTGATTTGCTCACCTGATAGGAAGTCATCAGTAGTATTTAAAATTAATGCAATACTAGAAGAATGTCTTCTCTGTAAAGAAGAATCATTCCAAAGACCTGATCCACTAAATTCAATTTCTACATTTTTAGTAACACCAATAGAATTTGATTTTGCATATACACGAAGATCACTCTCAATAACTTTTAATGTTGGTTTGTAAGTATAATTTTTACCTTTATTTGTAACAACAACATTAGCGAGACCATTTGCTGATGTTTTTAAAATATCAAATACTACCTCAGCACCGTCACCATCAGTAACAATAACTTTTGGTATAGAATAATTTCTACCAATAGTATTGATAGTAACTCCAGCAATATTTTTGTTTACAGAATCCCATTGTGCTGTTACATGTGCTTCATCTAATGCTCTCATAGCAGCACCAAGAACTGCTGGAACTTTCTTGTATCCAGTTCCTAAGTTAGCAACAGAAACTTCAGCAACCTCACCAACTGCGTTTACACCAGATGTGGTGTATGATATACTTCCTGTACCATACCATCTAGGCAAAGTATCCATTGAGTATACAAATTGTGTAGGTGTAACAAATACAACTTCATGTTGACCTTGTAGAGGATCTTGTACAATCTCTACATAGTTGTCTTCATCTCTAATTACACTAGTAGGACCAATTCTAATAGACTGTACACCAGCAGATGTTGTAGTAACAATAGACTTATAATAATATCTTTGATATAACTGTTCTTTTCTATCTGTTAAAGTTCCTGCTAGATTGACTGTCCCTAATCTAGGACCATATCCAAACTTAGCGTATAGACATGCGTTTGCAGTACCTGGAGTTCCTTGTCTAACGAGTTCTGGAGCAATAATATTATCAGACTTACTTGGAGAGATTAAAAACTCAGAATGTACGTTTGTAAAATGACTTAAATCAAACTTATACTGATAATGATCTTGGAACTGAATATTAGGAGAGATCTGATAAGGTCCATTTGCATTTTCAGAAATCTTTGTAACTATAATGTAATCAGATACTTGTTCTAGTTTTACTAGTTTTTTAGGAACACTAGTATCAAAGAAACTAGCACCTAGACCAACTTTATAATCATCATATGTTCCAGTAGTAAAGAAGTTTTGATTATGCTCAACAACTAGTTTACCATTGCTGTAAGATACAACAACAGGATCTAATGTACTATTACCAGTAATAGGAATACTGTCTCCTACAGTAAATCTGTAATCAGGAACATTTAGAGATACATCTACATTATGATAATGATCTTGTGCAGTTGTTCCTTTTTGTCCTCTGGTTACTACTAATTGTTTTGTTGTCTCTCTAACATCAGTAACTTGTAATATTTCATCACCAATACTGAGATAATCGTTATCTGCAATATTAGATACGTCAAGTACAGTTAAAAGATTCTCTCCAGCACCAAAACCAATATGCTCTATTCTAATCTGAACATCTTGAGAATCTGCAGGAGCACTACCACTCTTAGATAGAGAAACATCAGGCACTGAAAGAATGTCTCCTAGTTTATAACCAGTTCCTTTATCAACTAGTACAATTGTACTAACTTTACCATCTGAATTTGTAGTGATGTTTGCTGTTGCACCAGTTCCAGATCCACCAGACAGTGCTACTGCAGCAACAGTGTTGCTTGCTTGATAATCAGCACCACTATTTTGAATAGTAAACCTACCAATACCCTGATCATTAATTTTAGTAGTGAATGATAATGGAATGATATCAATTTCTTGTATAGCACCTAGTTGTACATAATAATTTTTTGTAGTAAGACTATCATCTGGATCAATCTTAACAGTAACTAAATTTCCAATGGAAAGATCGTGATTAGTTGATGTTGTTACTAGAGCAACTTTAGTATCTACTTTAAAAGGAACTAGTCCTGTGCTCAAACTTTGTGTAGATAGAATCTCAGCACCAATAGTGTTGAGTAAGTTGTTACTTCTTAAATAATAACTTGATGTGATAGTGAATGTGCCAGTTAATACTTTGACCTTTACAGAGTTTCTTCTATCAGTAGTTTCAATTACTTCTCCAGTAGCAATAACAGTAGTTCCATCAGTGTATTCTAAAATTGCACCTTTAGTAAAGGTAGCGTTTGTATTAAGAACAATATTTAATGATACTGTAGATGAATCAAATAAACCAGTAGAGTCAAATGTTCCACCGACAATATTTTTAAGTACAATAAACTTAGCATCTAATACATCACCAACAGCAGTACCAGAAACACCTGATGATGGTTGACTGATTGTATCTCCATCAAATATGTAACAATTCTCTGTGATTTGTAATGTAGCAACTTTTTGAGAAGCAACTTCTTCGTTAGTTGCTTGTATAGTAGAAACAGTTTTTCCTTTGATCTGTGAAATAGATCCTCTAGCATCACGACCATTAGTATCAGTATTATCTAGTACAACTGTACTACCTACTGAGAGGTTACTAGAAGACCCGTATACACTGAAAGACTCTACACTACCTGTTGATACATCTTTTGTTTTTGCTCTTGTTACAAGACCGTTATCAGGGGTATTAGATCTTCTAATTCTAATAGATGCCTCTGGTAAATCAGCATGAGTTTGAAACTCATTATAATTTGCTGATAATGGAAGACTGTAAAAATTATCACCTAACAAATAAGGATATGCAGGATCTCCATTAACATCTTCAGTAGCAAAGTATGCATAGACACCATTAGGATATTCTGGTGTTACACAAAATCTACCATTGTTTCTATCAACATCACCAAGTCTATCTGCATAGTAGTAATCCTGAATAAAAGAACCTAAAGGATAAGTTACAACAGAAGGTCCATTGGAACGTGTAGTTCTCTTCCTGAAACCAGATTCAATCCTTTTAATTGCAGAAGTGTTATCAACTGGATCAGTGTAACCATAAGGACCGTAGATTGGATTACCATCATAAGCAAAACCAATAATAGGAGAATGATTAGAACTAGTATCATTGAGACTAGTCTTTAAAGAAGGTGGATATGCAACTACACCATAATTTCTAAACCCTCTAGAATTTAAGAATGAAAATCCATACTCTGTATCTTTATCATTACCTACAGTTTCATATCTGTTCTTGATCCATTCAAAAATAGATGCTGTTGCTGTTGCAGCAGATCCAGATGGAATTATTTCAATTAGAACTTCACCAGCAGTATAAAAAGAACCACCATTAGTTTTAACTAACTCTGTAATCTGTCCAGTAGCAGACACTGTTGCATGATAGTCTGCAAATCTACCTCTACCCTTTCTATCAGTAATTCTAATTGTAGGAGGAGCAGAATAATATTCACCAGGATCTGTAATTGTAATGCTTGTAATTTCACCCGCAGTTACAACAGCATTCAATACAGCATTTCTACCAGATACAATATCTACAGTAGGTGCTGTTGTGTAACTACCAGGTGTATCAATTGTTACAGACTCTACAACTAAACCAGACATATTAGCTGTTGCTAAGTATGGTGTATTATTAACTAGAACAAATGGAGGTCTAGTATATCCAGTTCCTTGATTGTCTACCTTAATAGAGGTAATAGGTCCTGTGAGTACACTGTCCTCATGTTTATGGCTATATGCTAGTACACCATCAATAAAAATACCAACATCTTTTCTACTTGTCTCATAAGTCTCAGTTGTAGTCTCAGGAGACTTGCGAATGGTTCTCAATAAGGGTTGGTCTACTGGAGTATCACTAGCAGGAATAGTTTGATTGAAGAATACAGTTCTTCCTACAGGGAATCCGCTAGAGCAGATATAGTAATTATTATCATCCTCAAAAATCTCAGTGATACCAGGGATTGTCTTAGTATTAGCATTAGTAGTTCTAGTATCTCCACTTTGTACAACATCAGTTGAAATAGGAAACTTCCATCTAATAGTATTACTAGATGTCTTAATGATAGGATCTACAGTATCAAAACCAGATTTCTCTACATTGATTACTTCATTCTCAATACCATATGGTGTAGATGTTTTAGGAATTAAGTTGTATACAACACCTAAAGGTATTAAAGATACATCACCAGCTTTAATTACTGTATTACTATAAATTCTTGAACTAACAGCATGTGCAGTAGAAAGAGATCTATTCTTAATAACAAACTTTCTAGCAGTTTTTGATGCATAATTAATAAGTTCGTTATTAATATAAAAAGATCCTTCTTTATCCCAATCAAATGTTGAATCTACTTCAATAGTATCACCAACAGTATCTGAAGTAGAAATAATTTTTGTTAGAGTAGTTTTATTAGCAAGAGAGAATGTATTATTGATTGTTTCTCTATTGAGAATCACATCCCACATCTGTACACCATCTACAACCTGCTCTTTGATAACATTCTCAACAACAGCAGATGCATTACCTTCTGTAATAGTTTGACCAATCACATCTTCTGGGTTTCCACTTAGAGCAGCAACTCTAAGAGAATAAACGTTAGTCCAATCAGATTCAGATGCTTTTAGTGTAGTTTCTTTTGGATAGTAAACATCTGTATCACCACTATTGATTAGAGCGTTGAATAGGAACTGTATAGAACGCTTTGTACCTTTTGCTTTATAGAAAGATCCAATGTTCTTGATAAGAGTTCTTTTATCAATCTCACCTCTTAGATACTTTTCTGGAATCCCTGCAAGATATTCTGACTCAAATCCTTGAATCAGACTATATAAGAACAAATTGCTTAAATTTTGTACTGGTGAATCTACAGCATGATTGTCCGCTACCGTAGAAACAAAATTAGATGTATTGTATAGGTCTCCAAGTTTTATATTGCCATGTACACCTCGTCTTAGACCATCTAGAGATGTCTCAGTCTTCGACGTATAAAAAATAATCTCATCATCAATTTTTACTAGTCCTTGATCAGGATACCCTTCTGTGGATAGTACATTTATACTAGTCTGTGAATTGCTAATAGCAGATGATAGAGTTGTTGTAGCAAATACTGACTTATCATAAAAGTTAATATCACGATAAGTAGACAGATTATTAATAATGTCTAGAATACCACCTCTTACTTCCTGTTGCCCATAGTAAGACTTAAGAAAACTACCAAATAACTGATAATCCTCTACAATGAAATTAGGTAACTGACTTTCAATCAGATATGATATATTTCTAGACTTTAAGTTCATTCTGCAACAGCATTAAAGTTGGACTTTGAGATATCAACATCAAGATAAACTTCACGCATAGCATTTACATCCTTAGATGCAGGTTCTACACGAATTTCAATTTTGTTATCAGAATAACTACCTGAGATAATGGTTAAGTTGTACAGTTGAATTTCACCTTTAGCATAATTAATTTCACCGACTTCTTTCTGTACGTATACCTTTTCACCAGTTAGAGAATTCAGTCTATATAGGTCAATTTTACCAAATGTATCGTCTTCCAAATACACGGTAAATGTTGGGTATTCAGAAACAACAAATCCAGTAGACTTCATGACTGAATTATCACAAGAAGTTTTAAACTCATTTAAAAAACACAACTCATAGTAGAACGTAGAGTTGAGTGTTGGATAGAAGTCTTTTCTTAATGTAACATTTGTTACATTTGATGTAATTGAAGAATCTGCACCATCAATCACTGCAGCATATCTAGAATGACGGAATCTACCGTTAAACTTCTCAGTTTGACTAGATGCAGTATATTCATCGACTGCTGTTGTAACTTTTTTACTAATCTCAGATTTAGTCTCAGTAGTCTTAGAAGAATTGTAACTTACAGTAGAGTTTAGTTCAATGTATAGAATAGAAGGGTCAATTATCTCAGGTGTAACTGATGCAATCACATAATCCTTCAATTTATTTTTAATGCTTTGTTTTGTATATGAAGATAGAAAACTTCCTACCTTTGGTTTGATAGCAATCTTAACTTTACCAAACTCAGGAGGATCATCTTGCTCTCCACCAAATGTAATAATGTCTGAGGTTGCTGGATATACCTTTCTAATTACAGATGCGTAATCATCGCTTGTAACTGCCCTGTCTTGAGCAGCAAATGTTTTAGGAGCAGAATACTTAATAGAAGACACAGACTCAATTGCAGCACCTCCTTGTGCCTCTGCAGAGGTTGTTACGGTTGGAGTAAACTGAAACTGTGATCCTGACTTATTTGTTACTATACCAGAAAATGTAAATGTCTTAGCACCGTTTGCATCTTCACCATCAGTCACAACATAAGTAACTTCTACAAAATTATTGTGTAATAATTTCTTACCATATACTCCATCACCAAAGAATACCTCATATTGTTCATCAAGACCTTCTTCAACAAAGAAAACCTTAGAAGTTCCGTCCAAGTCTAAAATATTCTCTGCAACGTCATATGTCTCATAAGATGTGCTACTCTCAGTTTCATATACTCTAATTCTGATTGTAGATGTATCAAGACCAGGATTATTAAGAATAAACTTCTGTTTTTTAAGTCCAGTATTAATTGTAAACGATTGCTTAATTAAATTTCCTTCATAAGCATCAACTACACCAAAATTAGCAACGTTACCACTAAGAGGTGCTTCGTGATCATCAATTACTACAAACTGATAGATAGCATCATCAAATGCTGTACTAAAACCAGTTCCTCTTTGTAGTAAAACTGTACTAGGTGCTGTTCCTCCTCCTTGATACGTTAAAGAGAAATCTAACTTAGCAATAGGTGCAGTAGTAGACCTAGGTCGATATCCAATCTGTTTCGCTAATGATATTACGTTGTCCCTGAGAGATGCAGAGTCCAAGAACATCTCATTGATCACCATGTTCGTATTGAACGCAGTGTAATAGGTATTGTATGCTAGTACATCTAGCATTGTGCTCATAGTTGATCCTTCAAAGTCGTAATCAGTGAAATCACTGTTCGCTCTAAGATAGTCAACTAGAGATGATTTGATGTCTGCGAAGTCTAGATTCGCAAGTTGAGTATAAGGCATTACTGACTACGATTTAAAAAGAATTCTATGGATATTGCTGGTATATCAGCACGACTTAAAACTAGAAAGTCAAGTCGCACGTCAAAACCATTAGCATCAAAATTAGGTTCGACTAAGCATCTCTCTACAGAGACTCTTGGTTCGTAAGTATCTATTGTCCTAATAATATTATCTTTAATACTACCAGCAGTACCAAAATCTAGAGGTTCAAATAAATGACTCTTAAGATCAGATCCATATTGAGCATCGTATAATCTTTCGCCTTTTTCAGTTAGTAATAAATTTAAAATTGCCTGTTTTACTGCAGCATCTTCCTTCTTTACCAAAAGGTCATCAGTGACCTTATTTTTGGCGAAAGAAAGAGAAAGATCTTTAAACGGTACAGTCGAAGGCATTAAGTGATTGCTAGTATCACTTTATTTAGCGTTATTCCGCCAAGTGTTGCGGAACCTCTTTTTCCTTCTTAAGTTCTTCTAACCATTTCTCACCTTCGTATTCTGAGATGAGTTTCTTCCCACTCTTTTTAAACTCTTCACTTTTGTCCACTTTAATTACCATTGCTTTTCTACTATTTATCCCTCTTAGGAGCATCATGGAAAAAGAACCCGACATTCATTCGAGTATCATTATCATTGGTATCTTCAAACCTCCAATCCTCAACATGCATACCATGATGATACCTTTGCGCATCAAATACAATACAACGATTAAATTCTGCATCAAAGTTCATTAACTTCTCATATCTCTCTTTTGGACGCCATGGTTCCTCATGCTCTCTTACATCATCCTCATAATCAGGTTCCAAACATTTGTAGACATTTGTGCCCGTATTATCATTATGATTCAAATATACTAACGCGGAATACCCGTGATCACGATGTGGCCACCAATAGTTATTCTCAAAGTCATTAAAAGGATTTCGACTCATTGTAAAACAATTTGAAAGAACTGCTCTACGATCCATGGGAATTTGATGTACACCCATATACTTTAATACATGAAACAGATGTTCATAAGTAGGGAGAATCATATCACTGTAGAACTCGTGACGCATGTCTTTAAAGTGCTCACCGTTATAGTTCTTGATATGACTACGATCTTCCTCCTTTGGTCCTTCGTATTGATTCAATGATGTATTACTGTTACCACTCTCTTTATGAAAGTTTGGTGCAACGTGATGTAAAAGCGTAATTACATCATCAGGATGCTGAAAGAAGTTATCTATTACACAATATGGAGA